TGATGCTTTTAGATTATTCTGTACAAAATTATACAAAAAGAGAAATGGATTGTTTTGATTTAATTCTTTTCGGTTTTCCATTTTTAAGAGATCAATTTTTAAGAGATCAATCTATTGAAGATACATATGGATTTGATTATTATAATATTTCTATTGGTGTTTGGGATAAAATTGAAACAGAATCAAGAATGTTAAATGCAAATAATAGAAAACATGTTTTTGCTTATCATCCGGAAATATGTGTGGTTCAAATTTATTATATTGATGAAATAATAAATTATCATCATATAGGAAAAAAATATGAAAAAAAGAAAACAGAAACAACTATATTTCCTAATGAAAATAAAATAGAAACCAATTCAAATTCTATTAAATCAAATATTATTCCAAAATTGGAAGAAGCTGAAAAAAATGAAAATAAAAATGAAAATGAAAAAAATGAAGAAAAGATTGAATTTAATATATCTATTTCTGGAAAATCAATTTCTCAGATTTCAAATATAGTTATTCATCTTAAATGAAAAAATTTATTATATTAAATGATTTAATTTATAATTATTTAAATCATTTAAATATTTCATCTTAAATAAATTATTTAAAAAACAATTTTTTTTATTTGTTCAATCAACGATGAATTTTATAATCAAATTAATAATTTATTTTTCACTTTTTATTTTTGTTAATTCTCAAATTATAACAACAATTATTGGAAATGGAACTCAAGGATTTGGTCCAGATTTTATATTATCAACAAAAAGTGAAATTTATAGACCTCTTGGTGTATTTGTTGATAATTATGGAAATATTTATATTGCCGATAGTTATAATTCCAGAATAAGAAAAATTGATAATGTAACTAAAACAATAACTACAGTTGCTGGAACTGGAGCATTTAGTTATAATAATGATAATATTTTGGCTATAAATGCTGATTTGAACGAACCATTTGGATTATATATTGATAACAATGAAAATATATATATCCCAGATACTTTAAATTTTAGGGTTCGATTTGTAAATTCTTCAAACGGATTAATATCAACAATTGCTGGAACTGGAATTCAAGGATTTAGTGGCGATGGAAGTTCCGCTATATTAGCTCAATTAAATTATCCATCTGCAATATCTCTAGATTCATTTGGAAATATTTATATAGCAGATAGTCAAAATAATAGAATAAGAAAAGTTGATCACATCACAAAAATGATATCAACTTTTGCTGGATCAAATGCTGTAACTTATCAAGGAGATAATATTCCAGCAACATCAGCTTTATTATTTGAACCAGCAGGATTATGGATAGATTCTATGAATAATATGTATATTGCTGATAGTGGAAATTGGAGAATTAGATTTATAAATGCTTCTAATCAAATAATAACTACAGTCGTTGGAGATGGAACTCTCGGATTTGGTCCAGATAATGTATTAGCAACTCAAACTAAATTATCTTCACCAAGTTCAGTTGCTGTAGATCTTTTAGGAAATATATATGTTGCAGATACTGGAAACAATAGAATAAGATTTGTAAATTCTACAACAGGAATAATAACGACAATTGTTGGAAATGGAAATGGAAGTTATAATGGTGATAATATATTATTTTCTTCAGCTTTTGTAAATTATCCACTTGGAATATTTGTAGATACAAAACAAAATATTTATATTGCTGATACTTTAAATAATCGTATTAGATTTATATTAGTAAATCAAACTTTAAATATACCTTATCAACCAACAACTCAACAACCATCTTCAACAACAAATTATATACTAACTACAAATTTAATGACAACTTCAACATATTTGACAACATCGATATCTTCTACAACTAATGGAACTACAAATATTAACGCAACAATACTTTCTAATAATATATCAATTACGATGAATAATTCTAATGAAAATGCAATTTTAATTGGAATTTTAGTTCCAGTATTATTTTTAGTAATAATATTGATAATTGTGGTGATAATATATTATAGAAGAAGAAAATTGCTTAAAAAATCTATGGAATATGAAGAAAATCGACAATCTATTACAATAAATGTTGAAACAATAGAAAATATTCATATTATGCCTAATATATTTGATAAAGAATCATTAATTATTGAAAACATTATAATACAAGAAAAATTAGGAGAAGGAAATTTTGGATCAGTTTCAAAAGGATTATTAAATGATAAAACAATTGTTGCTTTAAAACAATTGAAAGATAATTCAAAGACAAAAGAATTAATAGAAGAAGCAAAAGTTCTTCAAAAACTTAGACATCCAAATATAATACAATTTTTTGGAATTTATTATGAAAATGAAATACCTTTACTTGTTATGGAATTTATGGATAAAGGAAGTTTATTAGATTTATTGCAAATAAGAAAAGATGATTTTAGTCCAAATGATTTGAAAAAGATGGCTCAAGATACATTAAATGGAATGATTTATTTAGAAAGTAAAAATATAGTTCATAGAGATTTAGCTGCAAGAAATTTATTAGTTTCATCAAAAGATAATGGATTTATTGTTAAAATATCAGATTTTGGATTAGGAAAAATTATTGAGAAAGACCAAAATTATTATGCAAGTAATGGAAGCATTTCCGTAAAATGGAGTTCACCTGAAGTTTTAGGATCTCTAAAATTTACATCAAAAAGCGATGTTTGGTCTTTTGGTGTTGTTTTATGGGAAATTTATACTTTTGGTGAAGATCCTTATTCTGAATTACCTACGACATTTAAAATTATTGAAAAAATACAACAAGGATATACATTAAAACCATCTGAAAATACACCAAAAGAAATTAAATCAATAATGAAAAAATGTTTTGAAACAAAATTAGGGGGTAGACCAACTTTTTCTGAAATTGTGGAAGACAAATTTTTTCAAGAGAAAGATATTATTCAGTTACAAAGAAAATCATCTACAAATGAAAATTATATTTAAATAATAAATAATATTAAAATTTATTTTTCTAAATCATTTATTTTTCTAAATCATTTATTTGATAATAAATATTTTATCTAAAATGGAAAGTAATTATAATTTGAAAGAAAATATTGAAAAGATAATTAAAAACGATCCTAATTTTGATAAAGATGATTCAATTATCGAAATAAATAATTTGATAGAATCTAGAGTTTTGACAATAAAGAAAAGGAGAAAAGAAGAAAAGGAAAAAAATGAAAAAGAATTAAAAAAGCAAAAAAATAAAGAATTTAAAGACAAATGGTTTCAATATGTAATTAAAAATTTAAATGAAAAAGTTGAATTTATAAATAATAAATTTGAAAATGAAGAAGATGAAAAATTTAATGATAAAGTAAAAAATTTATTATATGAATATTATAAAACATTTACATTTGAACAAAAACTAAAAAAAATAGATATAAATAATTTAGATTTTGGAGAAAATGTGTCATGTGATAATGAAGATGATTGTTGGTACAAGGGAAATTTAGATCGTCTTGGAGAAATAAAATGTTTTTATATTATAAAATATTCTAGCAATAATGAGATGTTTTGCGATTCTTGTTATCATAATGAAATAGATAATTTATTTGAAAATTATATACAAGATTCTATATTTTATCAATTTACAAAATATATAAATTATTTAAATTTATAATAAATGATTTATTTTTAAAAATAATTTATTTACAAATAAATAATGTAATTTACAATTTATATATTAATTGAATCTCTATTTGAATAAGGCAAATGTTGTTTTTGATTTCTTACACTTAACAGTGTTTTAATAAAAACTATAATACACCCAAAAGATTGTAATATTAATATTATTCCAATCCACATTATAAATTGTTGACAATTTGTGGCAAATGAAATCATATTTGAAACTATTGGAGTTAACCATGTATTTAATAAAAATGGTCCAAATTGTATAGGTTTTTGTAAATCTAACAAAAATGTAAATGGTTGTAATATTGGAATTGTAGGACAAAATCCAGTAAATGCATTAAACCAAATCGGATTCAAATATAATATACTGTTTAATCCTGGAACTTGTTGTATAGCAGTATTTGCTACATTGAATGCATTTACTATATCATTATATGCAAGATTTAAAGAAGTTTGACAATATTCCAAAGATAAATTATTTAAATCATTTATAGCTAATGAAACATATCCATTAGATTCATTTGTTATATTTTGTATACTATTATCAATTAATATTTGAAAATTTATAATTTTTTGATCAACACCATTTGCAAAACTATAATAATTATTTGAAGTTTCAGTAATTTGAACTTGAATCAAATAAGATAATAAAAACATAAGTAATGCTAATAAAAATGGCAACCATGTTCCACTAAAGAAGAACCAGAATAATGAATTTTTAAATGCTTTACAAATAATTAATGATGATCTCCATTTAATTTTAAATAAATGCCATAAAAATATAATTAATGATAATATTGACATTAATGTCAATATACAAATACAAACAACTCTTAAATAATATAAAAAATCAATAATTATTGTACAAGTTTCTTGTACAACAGGATTAAAATCATTTGCAAATGAGAATGGTATAGATGGAAACTGAATATTTGGATTAAAAGAATATGTAATATTTGGTAAAACTATTAATTGAGGATATGGTATTTGAAATGATAATGCATATCCCGGTTTCACAATATTTATAATATTTATCAATCCAGCTACATTTTCATTGAATCCAATTATTGCAGTAACATAAACACTTATTAAATAATTTAGATCTTTAGTTGCATTTGAATATGCATCTTCTCCAGCTTGTATAGCTAATTCTGGAATTTTGTTGAAGAAAGCATTTGTATTACTCCATGTTTGATAAAGATCATTATCTAATGAAATAAATTTTGTTGTCACATTTGTTTGTATTTCTATTACAACAGAATTACAAGTGGGATAAACAATCAAATAAAGTATACATATTCCAGCAATAAAATAAACAATTGGATTAAACCACAATTGTAAACTTTCAAAAAAAGATTTGAAAGCAATTTTCCATGGTAAATTTCTTATTTTTCCAATCGGAGAATCGCAAGTATTTATTCGGAGATTGAATTTTAATTTGTCGGATAAATTTGAACACTTTTTTAAAAACATGACAGTTGAGAAGCGGAGAATAGAATTTTGAGAGAAAATAATAGGAATATATAAATATTTTTAAATGATTTAAAATAAATAATATAAATGATTTAAAAAATTTATTTAATTATAAATGAATTGTTTATCTTTTTTTGAATTAATATACATAATGAATTAATTTACATCTAAATAGAGGTTATTATTTTTGGATCAATATATTTTGTTATTTCTATAAAATCAGCTGTTCTTTGATGAATTATTTTTGATTCTAATACTCCATTCTCTCCAAAATATACTATTTCTGCTGTTACCATAATATTTTTATAACTTTTTGATTTATTTAATTGAATGCAAATAGATTTCATAGCTTCTGGTGAACATGGAAATGGATCAGATATTGTTCTTTTATTATTATTATGAATTGAATCATTATTTTTTAATCTTTGACCTAAATCAGAATTTGCCTTTTTTCTATTTGACCATATTTTTTTTCTCAATCTTATACTTTCTGATTTAAATTTTACTTTACGATCTATTTTTTTATTATTAATAGTTGTATCTTTTATTTTATTTTCATTTATTATGTCTTTTTTCTTAGAAGATTGTACGGAACCCATTTTAATTATTAAATTTTGATCAAGAATAAAAATTTTAAATGTAATTTATTTGGAAAGAATATGTCAAAAATTTCCTTTATTAATGTATTTTTTTATAGAAATTATTAAATGAAAAAAATAAATCATTATAATATTAAAATGAAAAAATGTTCAAAATGTTTAAATATTCATTTTGTCGATCAATAAGACTTTGAATATTTTTTTAAAAAAATATATATTCTGAATATTCAAAATATTTAAAATATTTAAAATATTCTAAATATTTTAAATGAATAAAATTGGAGATAATATTATTAATAATAATGAAACAAAGAATATGATCAAAAATATTTTAAAAGAAGAAAAAAAAGAAAAAGAATTAAATGAAAAAGATTCAAAAAATGGAACTATTATAAATAATAATAATAACAATAATAATAATAATAATAATCCAAATACTATTCGAATTGGAGATTCTAAAAATATTAATCAATTTTATTTTTATGGAAAACATACATTATCACCATATTTTGAACCAATATTAAAAACCTGGTATCGTAATTTTCCACAACATTATTGGAGACTTTGGGATGATTCTGGATTTATTTATTTTTTGGGAGAACATTATAAATCATATATGTCAACTTATAAAAGATTATTATTACCTGAACAAAAAAGTTATTTTGCACAATATTTATTAATTTATCATTATGGTGGAATATTTTCTCAAATAGATATTGAATATGCTAGTGGTGATAAAAGTGAATTACTTGATAAAAATGGTGTTGTTTTATTTGAATCATCTTCACCACCAATTAAATTTATAAGTGAGTTACAAAAATATGAGTTAGAGTATTCTATTCCATTTACTAGACAATTTAAAATGAAATGGTTCAATTCGAAAGTTATTGCATCTATACCAAGACATCCTTTTTGGTTATTTGTTTTAGCAGGAATAGCAAGAAATATACCAAAAAAACAGCAGGAATATTTTTCTAAAATAGATTTTATATCATGTACAGTTGGCGATATATTTTTATCAATAATATATGAAAAAAATCAAAAAAAGTTTTCAAATATTAATATATTTAAAAATGGATTTATGACAAATGCTGAAAAAACAATCAAAATGTCTACATGGAAAACGGAAAGATTTTTTGAATTTACAAAAAGAACATTTTTTGATAAAAATAAGAAAATAAAAGAGAAAATAGAACAAGATAAAATAGATTTTATTGAAGAAAGATTAAAAAAGGGAAAATTTAAATTAGTTGATAAAAATGATTTTTTGTCAAATAATTCTCTATTAATTCAAAATATATTAGCAATAACATTTATCTCCATATTTTTCATAATATTTTTTGCAATATTATTTAATGAAAAAAATATAAATAAAATACCAAATAAAAATATTTCAATTCAATTCAAAAAGAAAAAACTTTGAAATAAATAATTTTAAATAAATAATTATTATAAACTTTATTATTTTTAATAAAATTGATATTATTTTCGATTCTTTTAGATTATTTTCGATTATTTTAGATTATTTTAGATTCTTTTTGATTTTATACATGAAAAAATTTCACATGATAACCATACTATAAAAAATGCAAACCAAATTGGTAAAAATATTTCTAAAGCTAATATAGATCCTGAAGTTAATCCTTTAACAAAACTAACTATTTTTGGATTTGATGGATCATAATAACATGTATATATTTGATTTAAATTTAAATTATTCATAAAATTTTGTACACAATTTTGATCCGTTTGACATTGTACACTAGTTTCATAAATTAAATAAACTTTTTGTTGATTTGCAAAATATTTATATTTAGCATATGGTGAATAACATGTTGGACAAGTAATAAAACATTGATTACTTATTTCAACTTGTTCACTACAAGTAGATATTCCATAAATACAACAATTACCCGATTCATTATTCATTAATAATGATGAACAATTTTGTTCATTTTCATTTGCACATGGTGTACAACTACAAGTTTCAAAACAACATGGATAATTTCCAGAAGAAAAACTAATCAATTGACAAGATGTTGTTTCATAAGAATTAGTTACAAGAGTTGGTATTGTAAAACTTAAAAAAAATATTAAAAACAAAATAGCACTTGATAATATTAAACAACAAAAAAATCCTCTTTTTTTCCCTTTCATTATTATTTTTTTACAATATAATCTATATTTAGTAAAATAAATGAAAATTTTATTTATACAATATATTTAATTTTATAATATTCTTTTTCCAAAATTTATATTAAACAATTAAATTTTCATCATTAATTTGATATAAATTTATAGATACAAAACTTTTTTTATTTATTTTTTAATGGAAACAGATATAATTATGAATCAAAATAATGAACAAAATGAAATAAACCCAAATCAAAATACGCAAAATAATAAAGAAAACAATAATCAAATTAATAAAGAAAATAATAAAGAAAATAATAAAGAAAATAATAAAGAAAATAATAAAGAAAATAATAAAGAAAACAATGACGAAAATAATAATGAAAATAATAATGAAATAGATATGAGTAAAATTAGTAATATGGAACAAACATTTCCATATATGGAGATTTTACGTAAATGTTCATGGATATGGTTATATGATAGAATATTGTCTATGAAAACACGCAATGGATATGTTTCAATTACTGAAAGAGAAGAGTGGATTGAAAGATTATTAGAAATAAAATCGGAATGTCACCATATTTATCAAAAAGATAATTTTATTGGAGAAAATACATTATTAAAAAATATAAAAAATTTTGTTAAAGAAAGAGAAAAATTAAATATTATATTAGTACATTTAAAAGAAACAATAATAGAACAAATGGAAATAATACAAAAAGAATTAAATAACATTGATAATTTATTAAATCCAATTCAAAAACCAAATCAAGAGAAAAAAAGAAAATTTTAATTAAATCTTTGAAAATTAATTTATTTCTAAAAAAATTTCAATAAATCATTTATAAATATTTATATTAATAATCATATTTGTAAAAAATAATATTTCTATAGATTAGTTTTTTCATTAATTTAATCTTTTTGAATAAATA